AGCTCAAGAAGGCTGGCCACCGCCTCGGAGATAGCGCTCACGGTCTGCCCATCCGCCCACATTCCCTTGTAGACTTCGGCAGCACTCACGCGGCAGCCGGCATGGCGCAGCACAACCGAATAAGCGCCCGCCAGCTTGGCCAGCGGTATCTTGTTTGAGGCGCGGCCGCGTTCCAGTTCCATGAACGTAAGGTGATCTTCCACCGCCGCCAGCACACGCATGACCTGATCGTCACCGCGAATGACATACGGCACGCCTTCCCACGACAGCTCGATATCGTCAAAGATTGCCATCAGTTATTCCTTACGCCGGCGGCGCGGTGTAGGTAACTTCGCCGCTCGCGCGCATCTCGAAGGAGTAGGTGCTGACATCGTTGTAGGTGTCTTCCGCGCTGAAGCTGGACAGGCCGAACATGGCGGTCACTACGCCGCCGTCGGGGTAGGTCAGCGTGTATTCCTCGTTGCCCTTCGTCGGATTCAGCGCGTCATTCAGGATCGTGTGATCGGAGATGACGCCTTCAACAGACATTGATACGTCGATCTGGCCGGGCTCATCAAGGTGAGTTGCCCATGCCCCGGAATCGCCGTCCGAGTTATCAACCAGTTCCCGGTTGATGCTCAGTGACTTGGTGCGGATATTGGCAACCGGTGCGCCGCCTTTGCTCAAGATGACCTTGCGGCCTAAGTACTTAGCCATAGCTTCATTCCTCTTCGTTTAAATCGAAAACCATGCCGCCGGGAATTTCCATGCGGGCACGTATCGGCTCAAGTGTTTCGCCGTCATCGCGGCTTCCCACCAGCTCGTTGCCTTCAGGGGTCACTGCAATTGCGATAACTTCAACGCCGTCCTCTGTCAGGCGATACGCCTCGACCGAATCAATGGCCACGCCCATAGCGTCCATAACCACAAAGCCCTGGCCGTCCTGCTCCATATCAACCCACTCAGTTCCCATAGCCAGCCTCGTCAACCAGGACACGGAACGATGAAACCCCGTGATAGGTGTGTCCGTCAGGGTCCAGGGTTACGGGCTGCTCTTGATCGAAATCACAGCCCACAAATTCGTGATCGGGCACGCTCAATTCTGCGCGGTGTAAGGCGCTGCGGATGGCGGCCTGAATGCGCTTGGCCTCACGTTTGCCGTCGTACCGGCTCCACACGTCAATGGTGACTTCGATATCACCACCGCTGGACGAGTCGGTTGACCAGTCGCGAACGGAATCCCCGCCGATAACGATGTAGGGGAAGACTGAGTCGTCGGCTGAATCGCCGGCCTGGGTCACATCGTCATAGATAGCCGGCAGCCCGGGGGCGTGAAGGCGGTCAGCGAGCAGGCGCTTTATGCCAGTGCTGGCCGCCAGCCTATTGTAAATGGCGAGCTGCACCGCATTGGCCATGCCTTCGCTGGCAAGGTAATTCGGCGCAACGGACGAACTGATGATGGCCATGGGCAGTCCTGTTTAACGGGTAACGCCCTGGCGCTTTGCTTCCCGAGCCAGGGCTTTCTCAAGCTTCTTCGCAAACTCGCGCTGGAATATCTGCGGAAGCTGCGGCTCAACCTCGGAAACGGTCGGGCGAATATAAGGCTGCGCCGAGTGGTGGGTGGTTCCGAACTCACTGAAGTGCCAGTACCAGGCGTCATTCTTTACGCCGTTGCCGTGCTCAATACGCACATCAGAGATCGCCGTGTTTCCCTGCATCTTGCGGCGCTTGGCTTTAATCGCTTTGCGCAGAGTGCCGTCATCCTTCGGCGCCTTCTTCTTCATCTGCTTGCGGATTTCGCCGGCAACGCCGTGGACTGTGGATCGCGCCAGATTGCGGGCCTGGCGGGGGGCCAGGGTGCCCGCCATCTTGCGGAACTCCTCGATGCCGGTGATCTCAAACTGGCGGTTGCGGTCGGCCATCAGGTAGCTACGCCTTGGCTGCATTCGAGAGGCAGGAAAGCCGATCGGCGGCCGCCGTCCTGCACGAAGGTTATATTCATCAACCGGCCATTGCTCAACCACTTGACGCGCCAGGTTTCATTGATTCCGGGGCGGTACCAGATGACCACCAGGTAAGCGCGCTCCGCCTGGATGCGGTCACCGTGCTGGCGCTCCGAACCTCGCAGGGGGCTTACGTGCGCCCACACTGTGTGCTTAACCTTCCAGACCTTTGAAAAGCCACCCTGCCCGTCCGGGGTGCGCTCCTCCTGCTGAAGCTCTACGCGCTGATCTAGCTGGCCTGGACGGAATCTCATGTCACTCTACCCGGTCAAACTTCTTCAGGCGGTCGTACTCGCCCTGGGTCATTGGCATTGTGCCCCCGGATTCTTTGCAGATACCGCCCCGGCAGTGGCGGGTTTTCAGCACCGCGTCAACCATGGCGACTTTGGTCTTGGCACTCGCCTGGGCAGGAGCTTCGCGTTCCTGGTTGGCGGTTTCAGTCTGCTCAGGGTTATCGGAGCTCACCTCTGCCTGATCTGTAGCTTGATCTTGCTGGGCCTTTCTGGCTTTTCCGGCCATGAGAAAATCCTCTTAATCAAAATGAAAGTGGCGGTATGGGCCGATCAGCGACTCAACCGCCATGGGAAGCTCTGAGCTGATCGATCCCACAACGACACTTTCCCGGTTTAGGTACCAGTGCCCGATCAACAGCAGTATCGCAGTTGTGATGTCGTCATCGAGCACCAGGGCGTCTTCGTCTGTCGGCTCACCCGTGTCCGAATCGGTGGGGATCTCATCCGCCGTGGCGTAGAGAGTGCGGCCGATCCGATTTTCGACCAGCCTTTGAGCTGCTGTTGAGTAAGTGTCCAGCAGCGCGTCGTCATCAAAAAAGTCCAGCTCCAGCCGGACGTGTTGCTTGATAATATCCAGCTCGAGCATGGTTGCTCCCAAGGGTTAAGGGCCGCCAGCAGGCGGCCCAGTGGATCAGGTGGCGGCGCCCTGCAGTGCCTTGATTGCAGCAGCGTCCTGCAGCACACAGTCGAAGCGATGGAAGGCGAGGAAGCCGGTCTGGTCGAACTCGGCATAACGCTCTACCAGGCGCTTCAGCACCATGTACCGCACGCGACGAATCACGAACTGGTTGAAGTCGCCGCCGTACATGAACTTATTGTTCACGCCGATATCAGCGATTCCCTGGTCAACGAAGTAGGGCACGTTGAGGATGGTTGCCGGGGCAGCACCCGAGACAGCTGGCAGCCAAAGCGGACGGCCCTGCAGGTCTTCCATCTCGGTCATCATCTTCAGGGTGTTGTCATTGAGACCAAGGCGGAAGTTCGCAGCGCGGCGGTAAGCCGGGTCGATGCTGTGAATCAGCCCGTTCACTTCCTGCCAGGTGAACTCGCTGGAGCTCGCGGCAGTAGTGGTTGCGGTTACTGAGGTCTCCAGACCGCTCGGCTGCTCGGGAGTGCCGGCACCAGTTCCCTGAACCAGGTATCTGGCTTCGCCGCGGCCCAGGCGTTGACCGATGCGGCCGGCAAGGAACGCCTGAATGTTGATGCCGCTGTCGTTCATCAGCTCATTGGAAACGCGAATGACCTTGGAGCTGAGCTTCTTGGCGCCCAGGTTTTTCATCCCGAAGGTGACGTCACCTTCGTTGGCCGCGCTGTTCTCGCCGAGCAGCTCACCCTCTTCTGCAGTGCCGTCGCTGGTGGGCCACTCAATGGCCTGGCCATTTTCGGTGTTCAGGATCTGCGCCACACTGGCCAGGCCACCGTAGTCCTTCATGGCCTCGCGGACCATGTTGAGCATTTCGGTCGGCACCGTGTACCCGCCCTTTTCGTCGGGAGAGGTGCCCTGGGCGCGCATTTCCCGAAGGATCTGGCGCTGTTCGGCACTGATTTCCTGCATGCCCTGGCGAATGAACGCGTCGAAAGCCTGGGCGCGCTGCTCGTCAACTGAGGGACCACCGCGCTCTTCGGCGCTCAGGTTGTCGCGGTGCTCTTCCTCGTGCTCTTCAATGAAACGCTGATCAGCATCGCGGAGCTCTTCTTCGCGCTTGATGTGGGCGTCAAAGCCATCGAGCTTTGATTTCATCTCTGACCACTGGCTGCGTTGTTCGTCGGTCCAGGTGGTGTCGCCGATGTTGTCATGCAGATTGCGCATGTTGCGGGCGACTTCGTTGTACGCTTGCT